CAGGCGGCACTTGATCGGGCTCAGGGGAGGGCGGTTGCCGCTCGTGGGCGTAATGCTATGTTCAGCTCCCTGCTGACGGCGGGGGCCAAGGTGGCGGGCGCCTGGTACAAGATGAAGAAGTAGATGAAGTCTCCGGTCGGGGACGATTCGTGGGACGCATGATGCCAAAGGTTCCTCAGCAAAAAGGCCCAACGCAAACCCTTCAGGTTGTCGCCCAACCTCGGGCACAGGCAGTCAATCTCGGCCCGTCGCCGTTCGCGGCCCCGCTCGCGGAGGCGGCCCAGGTCGTTGACGACATCTACCGGCGGAAGGTGAAGGCAGACTCCAGTGACGCCCTGCTCAAGTACGAGCGGGACGTTCAGACCCTGCTGTACGCTCAGGGTGAGGGGTATATTTACCTCCGGGGCAAGGACGCGGTGGATCGTAGCCGGGATGTGCTGAAGAAGCTGGACGATCTGAAGAAGCAGTACGCCGACTCGCTGGAGATACCAGAGGCTCAGCAGGCGTTCCTTCAGACGGCGGAGGCGCATGCTTTGCGCTACCGCCAGCAGATCCTCACCCACGCCGATAAGGAGTCCCGCTTCTACCAGGGGGAGGTGCTGAAGGACGAGGTGGGCAATACGGTGACAAATGCGAGCCTGTTCTACGGCGACCCGAAAAATATGTTCATCGAGAAGCAACGCGGCCTGGCGGCGGTCAATGAGGCGTTGCAGTTGCAGGGCCTCGACAGCGACCCGGACATCGCGCTTGCCCGCAGGCGGGCGTTCCTTGATAGCTTCCATACCTCTGCCGTCGAGTCTGCCCTCGGGGTGAAAGACATCAGCGGTGCCGAGCGGCTGTTGAAGGACGCCGATAAGGAACTCACCCCGAAGGCCAAGGCCGCCCTGAAGGAGCGGGTTCAGCAGCTCCGAAAGTCGCTTGAACACGAGAACCTGTTGGCGAATGCCCAGGTGGCGGCTGATGCCCTGTTTGACCCCGCCAACAAGAGCGTATGGGACATGGAGGCGGAGGCTCGCAAGAAGTATTCTGGTGAGATGGAGAAGTTCGTCGTCAGCGAGATTCGTTCCCGCTACGGGACTTGGGATCTCGATAGGAAGGAAGAGAACCTGAATATCTACAACGACGCTTTCGACAGCGCAAGGTCCGGGGTGTCGCCGGACAAACTTCCTCCTGAAGTGCGGGTCCATTTAACCCCGGCGCAGAAGCTCGAACTGGACCGGGTTTATCAGAAGTACCACGGTACAGACTCAACGGGTGGCAAGAAGAGTTCGGTAGACGAGTACCTGTCGATGGCGCAGGATGCTGTAGACTCGGTATGGGATCCAGCGAATAAATCACTGGAGGACATGGAGGCTACGATCCACGGGAGCCTATCCGGTCGTGCAGAGCGTGCCGCGATTGCTGACCTGCGGGGGCGTTGGCGGGACTTTGACCGCGCTCGCAAGGCAGGGGCCTCTACCGATCACCTCGTCGTGGCGCAGGCCGCTGTGGACGGTGTGTGGGATCCGGTCGGCAAAACCTACGAGGAGATGGCCGCAGAGATCCGTCGCAACAAGAAGCTGGACGGCAAGCCTGAGCGTGCAGCAATCATTGACCTCAAATCCCGATGGGGTGAGTTCGAGAAGGCGAGGAAGGCCGCAGAGAAGGAAGGGCGGGGGCAGGAGTTTTTGTCCATGTACAAGAAGGTTCTCGACGGTGAGAACCCCGATTCGTTCTCGGACAGCAAGCTCGGCCCACACGAGCGCGAGTTCCTGGCTTCAGCGTTCAGGGTTCGGCACAAGAAGCCCCCTGTACAGCGTCGCGGTGGTTTCACAGACACGGAGGCAGGTAACATCCGGGCGCTACAGACGTTGTACCGGATGAAGCCAGAGGAAGTCGAGAAAATTGGCGACATCGTGGAGTTCTTCCAATCCTTCGGTGGGGGTTATAAGGGTGCGAATAAAGCGATGTCCTATTACAAGGAGGTCTTGAGGTCTGCGCGGGCAGGTCACAAGGAGCCTCCGAAGCTGTACAAGGCGGTAGACGTTGCGGAGAAGAACCCGGCCATTGAAAATGCGTTCAGGACTGTCATGGCGCCGTTGAATGTAGAGCGGACGCGGTTGATGAAGAAAGATAGCCCAAGCTCCTCTGATCTTGAAGAGCTCGACAAGAAGACGGCAAACCGTCGCATGACGCTGAGGGCGATGTTGGCCGTTGCCATAGAGAATACGCCAGAGGACCAGCGGGATGAGCAACGGTACGAGCAGATTGCCAACAATCTCGTCCGGGAGTTCCGTGAGAGCGAGGACCTGGAGCTGCTCGATGACATCCCGCCGAGTGTGATTCCGTCGTTGATGAAGGAGATCCGTGACGCATTCCCCGATGGCGGCATGCCTCCTGGGAATACCATCTACTTCTTGCACAATTACATGATGGTGAAGAAGTTGATGAAGGATGAGGGCCTCAGCAAAGAAGAGGCCATTGCTCAGGTAATGAGTGGGGGGTGAACATGGCGTTGGTCGTACCAGAAGGAGATGGGGAGCGCAAAGATGCCGTCGGGCAGGACGCAACCCCACCAGCGCAAAGTCCCCGGCCGCAAGGCCCTCTTACGAAGCTGCTTTCCGCCCCCGCCCAAGAAGACCCGTACAGTGAGCCCATAGGTCTCACTGCGCGGGACGTTGAGGCGCTATCCGTCTGGCACGCCGTGCAGCGATATAGCGAGGACCACGCCTACGGTGAACGATGGCGCGTGGCTGCGTTCGAGGGGTTGTCCAAGTGGAACCCCGAGAAGGCCGCCAGGGAGCTGCGCGACCTGAAACGCGCCGGGCTGCCAGAGGACTACGAGGCGAGCTTTGATCCGGTGTTTGTGCAGGAGCAGATCACCCTGCGTGAAATGCTGGATCAGGCGTCTGAGCCGTTGGCAAAGCACCTGGGCAACCCGCGCAAGGCTGCGGCTATGTGGGACGACATCCCCAAAATCAACGCGGTCGAGAAGACCCTGGGTGTCACCTTCTCAGCAGATAGTTCTTATGGTTTTTATTATGGTTTTTATGCGCCCGAGGACCAGCGTGTACGAGACGCCTTGGAGTCCGTGAAGCGTGTTGCTGGATTCATGGACCAGACGGAAGGCCCGCTATACGCCTCGGATTGGGAGCGCCTCGGCATTGCGTTTGATGCGGGCCGCGCTGCCGCCGTGGCGAATGAGCTGAGTGCTCAGGCCGCGATGGCCCGCTTCGGGGGCGCCGACCCGCTGACACCAGAGCAGGAGGCTGAGCTGGAGCGGGCGCGGAAGGCGGCCAACCAGTCCCCGGGCAAGATCGGTGGCTTCGCTGGCTTCCTCGCACCTGCGGTTTCCTCCGCACCTGCCATGTGGGATGTGTACGGCGCGGGTGTAAAGTACGCAGGGGCCGGGGCAGCCGCGGGCATGACAGTGGGTGCAGCCCGGGCGGCCATCACCAACTTGATCCCAGGCTTCGGTGAGGTTGCCACGCTGGGGTCCGCATTGACCCAGGCTGCATGGGGCGCTCGAGTTGGATTCCTCGCTGGCACAGCAAAGGGTTCCTTCATCCAGGAAGCCGGTGAGTCCCGCGAGCAGTACCGTCGGCTAATTGTCGATGGGAAGCCGTTGCCGGAGGAGTATGTTGACGCGGGCGCCATCATCGCGGGCGGGTTTTCTGCGGCGGAGGAGATGCTCGGTGCCAAGGTACTCACGGACGTGCTCTCGGGTGTCGCTACCCGCACCATCGGCAAACACCTCTTCCGCAAGGTGGTGGAGGACGCGCTCCGTGATCCGACGATGCGGGAAGTTCTCCTCCGTGGCGCTAGGGAGTACCGCAACGTCGTCCTCGCGGAAGGTGGCACCGAGGCACTTCAGGAGTGGACCAAATCCACCATTGGTGAGCTGCTCAAGTGGTATTCGAGCAGGGAGCAGGACGGGGAGTACAGCCTCGGTGACGCGATAGCCGCTTCCGTTTCACCGGAGGCCCTGGCCGCGACGCTGCACGCTGGGGTCCAGGGTACGCAGGCGGCGATGGTGTTCGTGGCCCCGGTATCCGTGGTGTCGGTGAGCGCGGAGGCAATGATGTTGGACCGCGAGGCCCAGGACGGCCATCGCCGGATCGACAAGATTCTGGAGCTGGCCCGGAGCATGAAGTTTGCCAAGACCAACCCGGGCCTGCGGCGGGAAGTCTTGAACGACGTGGGGCGGGCCAAGGGGGTGAAATACTACCTCGACCCGCGGGACGCGAAGCGGGTGGTCGATGAGCTGTACCAGACCGGAAAGGACGAGAACACCGTCCCGTGGATGGCCGCCCTGCAAGAGAAGATCAAGGAGGCCGAGGCTGAGCAGAAGGACATTGAGCTGGATGTCGGGGATGCGGTTGACATCATGCTCGGCCCCGAGGGTGAGCGCATCCGGGCGCATGTGCGCCCAGGGAAGGACACCCCTTCGCAGTCCGAGATCGAGATGTTCCAGGAGGAGTTCCGCACCCGGGTCTCGCAGGAGATCGAGCGGGCGATGAAGAACGTCCGAGTCCTGGAGGAAGCCAAGGCCATCTACGACGAGCACCTCCAGGCGATTGAGGACGCGGGCATTGCAACGCCGGCGGCCGCGAAGAAGTTGGCCCATGTGGTCCCGGCATGGATGGCGGCCAAGGCCAGGCAACTCGGGGTCTCGGTGCGGGAGGTGGCGGACAGCCTCGATTTGGACATCGTAGGCCCCGCACTGAGCCGGGTGGCGAGAGTGGCGAAGATGCCCGACTCGGTGTTCACCGGGCGCAACGCCCGCGCGGTGAAGGCGGCGCTGGAATCCGGCGAGTTGAACGCCGAGGTGCGCGACTTGGGCCTGGTGAAGAAGCCGAAGAAGAAAGGTGAGGATCCAACCCTCGACGCCCGCTTGGCACGGGCCTGGTTGCGGGAGTACGCCTACCGGAAGGGCAAGGTGGCTGAGCAGTCGGGTGGGCGTGGCAGCTTCAACCCGAACACCCTGACCATGTACTTCACCCACGCGGCGGACCTGACGACGTTCCTCCGCGAGTCCGCGCACTTCATCCTGGAGGCCGAGACGCGGCTCGCTGGCGGGATGATGGGGCCACTGCGGGGCCTGGAGGAGAAGATCGCGGAGTACACCGGGCTGTCGGCGGCCGATGTGTACCGGGTGGTGGCTGGCGCCAGTGACGACCCGAAGACGTTTCGCGCAGTCCACGAGTGGTTCGCCACCGAGTTCGAGAAGTTCTTGTATTCCGGCGAGGCCCCGTCGGCGGCGTTGCGCGACACCTTTCGCTCCGCCCGCCAGTGGATGCTCTACGTCTACAAGGACACCCCGGAGTTCTTGACCGACGAAGTGAAGGCCGAGGCGTCCGAGCTGTTCGATCAACTGCTGGCGATCGACACGGCGGTGGAGGAGCAGGTCGCCCTGTCCCGCTACCGCTCCATTGCCAACGAGGTGGTGGGCCGGGTACTGAAGCGGAAGGAGGCGCGGGAGGAGAAGCGCAAGGCCGCAGAGCAGGCCAGGATGGACAAGGCCGGTGGCGACCCGGAGCTGGCCGACTGGATGGCCGCACAGGAGGCGAAGGATCGTCTGGTCCGCCGGTGGTACAAGACGCTGAAGAAGCAGTACACGAAGGAGTGGAGGGACAAGAAGCAGTCTATCATGAAGCGGTGGATTCCCAAGTTGCGGGACGAGAAGCGCCACCGGCTTCGTGAATCCATGCGCTCTCAGAACGGGGTAAAGCTGGATCGGAAGGCGGTCAAGGAGATCCTCGGCGTCAAGCGAATCCCCAAGCGCCTCTATAACATGACGGTTGCGAAGGATGGCATGCACCCGGATGCCCTGGCCGAGCTGGCCCAGCTTGAGGGGGTCAAGACGGGGGAGCAGCTTGTCCGCATGCTGGCCATGATGGATGACCCTGAGACGGAAGCGGCGCGGCTAGCCGAGGCCGAGCTGAAGGCCATCTACGGCGACCTGACGGACCCGAAACGGTTGCAGAAGGAAGCCGAGGAGCTGACCAGCCAGGCCCACTCCGACAAGATTCTCAAGGAGTTCCTGCGGCTGAACAAGGCAACCGGGAAGCGGACGCCCGACGTGCAGGCGATCAAGGCGGCGGTCAAGGAGCGCCTGGTGAACCTGAAGGTGTCTGACCTGACGCCGGGGGAGTACCGGGCCGCTGAGATCCGTGCCGCCCGCCTACAGGGCGCCGCCGAGGCGCGGGGTGATATGGAGGATGCAGCACATTGGGCCGAGATCCGCCTCGTCAACCACTACCTGTTCAACGAGGCCACGGCGTACAAGAAGGAAGTCCAGAAGGCGTGGGGCAAGCTCAATAAGTTCAAGAAGGAGTCCTACCGTGAGAAGGTGATCCGCGCTGGTGAGGGGTATTGGGAGCGGATCGCGGTCATGCTGACTCGCGTTGGCATTGACGTACCCGAGTCCGAGCTGGCGGTCGAGTTGTTTACCAAGTGGGTAAACGAGAAGACCGGGGACGTACAGCCTCCCGACGTGGTGATCGCTGGGAAGACCACCCCCTTCAAAGAACTCACCGTGGGGCAGGCCCTGGCGGTCTACGACTCGGTGATGAGCCTCCGGCACGCGGCGCTCAACGTCAATAAGATTCGCCTGGCCGACAAGGACCGTGACTTCGCTGAGACGAAGGAAACGCTGCTGTCCGCCATCCACAGGAACCGAATCGACAAGAAGAGTAACAAGCAGGTTGCCCGCGACAAGTCTCAGAGGCTCCATGAGCAGGGGCGAGACAGAGGCAAAAGGTTGTTCCGTGAGCTGCGCGCTTCCCTTGCGGGGTCTCCGTGGCTGGCGATGCGACTGCAAGGCCACAAGCGGGCCGGCCCGGTTACAGAGATTCTCGACCGCCCGAAGACCGAGGCGCTTGAGGCCGAGCACGAGATGTCGAAGTGGTCGGTCATGAAGTTTGCGGAACTTCTGGCAAATCGGGACCGGGAGCAGCTCAAGAAGCACAACACCTTGCACCCGATTCAGAGCCTCGCCGCCGCGACAGGTGGCAAGCACACCCACCTTCGCGGGGATCAGTTGATCGCTGCGGTGTTGAACATGGGGACGCAGGAGAACCTTGACAAGCTGCTCAAGGGCTACGGCCTGATCGCCAAGGACGAGACGGCCACCCTGGACCACCCCTTCGTCAAGGAGGTGCTGTCCCTGCTGGATGAGAAGGACTGGACCATCGTCAAGGAGACGTGGGCCATCTACCGGGAGCTGTTCCCGCTCATGCAGGAAGTGGTCATGCGAACCAAGGGTGCCAGGCTCAAGAAGAAGCAGGAGATGGAGATCACCCACCCTGTAACCGGAGAGGTCATCAAAGGAGGGTACGCCCCGATTGATTACGACTACCGGATGCTGGCGCAGGAGAGTTCTGCGAAGGCTCAGCAGGCGGTAGATCAGATGTTTGACGGGTTGGGCTTCCGTGACCCGCTGCTCCACCCCGACGCGACGCATGGGGTGACGAACTTCGTGGGACCGTTGAACCTTGATCTCAACGTGATGATCGACACGATGACCGATGTGGTGCATTACATCACGCACTACGAGACGATCCATGGCCTCAATAGGCTTCTGTCGGATCACGAGGTTGAGAACGCCATCAATCAGGCCGAAGGCTACGACATGCTCCAGGCGCTGAAGGAGAACCTCGTTGACGTGGCGGGCGGGAACCGCCGGACACCGAGCGCGGTGGAGAAACTCAGCGCCCATGTCCGCCACGGCTTCACGCTGGCTGTGTTATGGGGTTCGGTGCGCGGCATGCTGTCTCAGACACTCGGCCTGGTGAACTCGGTCGGGGAGCTGTCCGACGGCCGGATCGGTGTAGGTGAGAAACGTCTCATCAAAGCGATCATCGAGATCCTCAGCGACCCCGTTGAGACCGTGCGATGGGTCAATGAGAAGAGCGCCGTGATGCCCTACCGCATGCAAACCAGGGACCGGGAGATCAAGTTCGCCCGCGAGCAGGCCCGAGGTCAGTCTGGCCGCAAGGCGAAGTGGAATTACCTTGGCATGTTGGGCTATGGCCTGTTCCAGACGTACAGTGTCGATCTACCCACCTGGGTAGCTGCGTATCGATCCCACATCGAGAAGGCCAGCAGCAAGAAGTCCCCAGAGGAGATCGAGCAGGAGGCCATCGCCTATGCCGACTCCGCGGTGGAGCGGGTGCAGGGGTCGGGTGAGGCGAAGAACCTCCCCTCGGTGGCGCAGAAGCAACGCCCGGAGTCAATGCGCTGGCTGACCCTGTTCGGAACGGCCTTCCTGAGCTTCTACAACGCGCTGGAGGACGCGGCGGTTGGCGCAGCACGCGGCAAATACACCGTTGGCGAGGCCGCGGTGCGGGTCTTCTACGCAGGCATCGCCCCGTCGATTATCTCGGTTCTGGTGGCCGAGGTGTGGTCCGCCCTCATGCGAGACGACGGTAGCGACGACGACAAGATGCTATGGGAGAAGTTCATCCTGGAGGAGATGGGCTACCTGTCCCGCATGATCCCACTCGGCGGGGCCGTCTACAGTGGGGCCGTGTACAACATGGGAGGGGACATGCCGCTCTACGGGATCGCCGCAGACCTCGGGGCGTCTGGCAAGAAGCTGGTGAGCCTGGCCTTCGGTGGCGACGAGGAGTTCACCAAACGTGATATGCGTAACCTTGCTATCGCTGCATCGGCGATCTTCCACGTCGGCGGGGCCGCGCAGATCTCAAGGACAGTCGAGGGGATTGACGCTACAATAACGGAAGCAGCAGCAGGAAACCTCGATCAGACCACCATCGACAAGTTGCTGTTCGGAGTGAAGAAATGACCGTACCAACAACCAGCATCGTCGCCGGCCCGTACACCGGAAACGGGGTGACAACCACCTTTGACTACAACTGGACGATCTGGCAGGCGTCCGAGCTGATCCTGTACCAGACCGACACTGCGGGCAACGTCACCACGTTGACCGAGGGTACTGACTACACGGTGAACGGCGTCGGGTCTACGACGGGGCGCACGGTGACGCTGACCAACCCGCTGCCCACCGGGTATACCCTGCTCATCAAGTCGGACTTCGTCCCGACCCAAGAGACGGACTTCGTGAGCCAGGGCGCGTTCTACCCACAGGTCCACGAGGACGCGCTGGACAAGCTGACGTACCTTGTCCAGCAGCTTGTCGAGGCGGATTCCCGCTCCCTATCCCTGTCACCCACAACGACGGGCGTGGACCCGACACTCCCAACGCCGATTCCGGGGTATCTGCTTGGCTGGGACAGCCCGGCCACCAAGCTCACCAACGTCGCCCCCGGCAGCACGGTCATCAATGTCGGGGCCACCGCGCCCGATCCAGCCGTGTTCCCTTTGTGGTATGACACCAATGTTTCCGGCTTGAAGTACCATGACGGGGCCGCGTGGGTGAGTGTTGACGCTTCCGGGAAAGCCGACAAGTTGGCAGGTGCGACGGCTGGGGCTGTGCCTACGCTGGATGCGAGCGGGAACATTGCTGGTGAGTTGATCCCTGGAGCAGCAAACGGCGTGGCGACGCTGGATGCAAACGCTACGCTCCCGGTGTCACAGTTGCCAGCCCGTATCGACCTGTCAACACTCACAGCAGATGTAACACTACAGGTTGGACAAGAGGCGTTTTTGCAGGCGCAACTTGTCGGCATGACGTCAGTCCCGCTCCACATCGCTGTGGCGGATGACCAGATTTATGAACTAAGCGTTTCTGTTTGGCAGAAAACGATGTCGGCGGCACAGTCTTTATACCTGCTGCCGAATAATACAAGTTATGCTAGTGCGTTTTGGTGGCATTATTTTGAGAGCTGGACTTCATTCAGCGCGTCAGGGAGCCAGACCCTGGGGTCTTTTATAATCGTGCCTAACTGTCTCCATCTCGGAAGCTGTCATGGAATGTTGCAAACGAGAAAGACTGGAACAACTGGATATAATTTCCCCGTTTTTAATGGTGTGTCACACGGGTCAAGTGCAGACTACGATATATCTGCGTTAACTCATACATATTGGACGGACAACACAACTCCATATACATCAATGGGAAGTCTTCAGTCTTCCCTTGCAAACACAAATACAGATGTGTTTATTCGAGTTAAGAGGGTCGCATAATGGCTCGCATCCACAAGTATAATGACGGCACCAAGGACGTGATTACCATTGAAGGACAGGACGCCGATCAATATAAGATCGTCAACGGCAAGCTGGTCAAGAAGACACAGCCCGATCTCGCAAACGACGCGAAGCCGCGAAAACTGATCGAAATCAACGCCGCATTCGATCAGGCCATGAACGCGCTTGTCACGGGCTACCCGGAACGCGAGATTGCAAGCTGGCCCCAGCAAGAGCGCGAAGCTCGCGCATTCACTGCCGACCCCACTGCTGCAACCCCGCTGCTCGATGCGATAGCCGCTGCGTGCGGTGTGAACAAAGACGTGCTTGCCGCGAAGATCGTGACCAAGGCCGACCAGTTCGCAGCCGTCGCCGGTGCGCTGATCGGCAAACGCCAGGCGCTGGAGGATGCAATCAACGTCGCGAAGACGGTAGCTGACGTGGAGGCGGCAGTCTGGGAAGATGAACACTGCTGGAAGTCCGGGGTTTCTGAGGTGACCCGGAACCAGACCAGCTCCCCGTAGAGTATAATCTGCAACAGTTGGATCGGTCATGACTGGGATATTGAACGTGAATGACGAAGACGCCCTCAAACTCTTGATACGCGAGTCTGTGCGCGAAGGTATCCGAGCCTACCATGACGAGCTGAAGATCACCCCCGACCATTGGGCGCATCTGCGGCGGGAATACGAGCGGTCGAAAGCGACGGGTAACATCATCCGGCGCACAGTGATCGGGGCCGTCCTTACCGCCGCGCTAGTATTCGGCTATAATGCCATCACAGACCACATCGTCAAGGTGGTGTCGCAACACATTGACGAACGGAGCCAACCGCGATGAAGTACATGCCATTCTGTTACTGCGTCGTTGCGACGGCGTTGGTGGCAATCGGGGTGCTGGGATTGATCCTGTTGATTGCGGAGGTGGACAATGAACTTTGATTGGAAAGCGACGCTGGCAAAGGTCGCACCGGTGATCGCCACGGCGCTCGGCGGGCCGCTGGCCGGGGTCGCAGTGAAGGTTGCCTCCGATGCGCTCGGCATCGAGCCGAACGAGGACGCACTGGCCCAGGCCGTGGCCTCCGGCGACCCGAACATCCTGCTGAAGCTGAAGGAGGCAGACAACACGTTCCGGGTAGAGATGCGTCGTCTCGGCGTCAAGGAGAAGGAGATCGCCGCGCAGGATCGCGCCAGCGCCCGGCAGATGGCGGCGTCCACAACGCTGCTGCCGCAGGTCGCACTGGCGACGGTGTTCCTCGCAGGATTCGTCGCAGTGCTGTACGCCGTGTTCACCGGGGGAGCGGTGCTTGAGGATCGGCTGCTGAACATCGCCATGTTCCTGCTCGGCATCCTCTCGGCCGGCATCAGTCAGATCATGAACTTCTTTTTCGGGTCTTCGGAGGGCTCGAAGTCAAAAACCGCGATTCGCGGAGCAAACCACGGAGGCCAATGATGGACGATTATGTTGAGATCAGACTGACCAAGCCGGAAGCAAAGTGGCTGGACACGCTGCTGTCGAGGGGTGTCGAGGCCATGCTGGCAGGCGCAGACCCGGATGACGCGGCAGAGGTGCGTGACGAGGCCCTACGTATCCGCGAGGCTCTGCCGGTCTAATGAAACGCATCACGAAAATGACGATCCGGGGCACCGACCGCTGGGGTGAGGGCCGTTTCGGCGCGCCCCGCGGTGGTCGCGCACACAACGGGGTGGACCTGGAGTGCGAGAAGGGCGACACGATCCTGTCCCCGGTGGATGGGGTCGTGACCAAGATCGGCTACCCCTACGCCCCGGACGGGCCGAAGGGCCACTACCGCTACGTGGAGGTCAAGGACCACAAGGACAAGTTGCACCGGGTCTTCTACATCCACCCCCTGGTCGAAGTGGGACAGGCCGTGGTAGCCGGGGCCATGCTCGGCCGGGCTCAGGGGCTGCAGGAGACGTATCCGGGGATCACCGACCACGTCCACTACGAGATCAAACTGCCCGGGGGCGGGTACGAAGACCCGACCCCCTTGGTGTCCTGACCCTCACAGGAAGCTCAGGCCCGAGGACTCCACGCGGAACCGCTTGATCGCATCCATGAGGCCCCGCTGGGTGGTGTCCTTGGTTTCCAGGGCGTCCAGCACCGCGAAGTCCAGGGTGTCCTCGGCCAGTATCCGGTGAACCGTGACGCTGCGGCTCTGGCCCTGCCGGGCGAACCGGGCTACGGTTTGGTCGTAGAGGTCCAGGCTCCAGGGCAGTCCGAAGAACACCAGCGTATTGCCTCCATCCTGCAACCCGTCGATGCCGTGGCCGATGCTTGCGGGGTGACCGAGCATGAGCGGGATGCGGCCCTCGGCCCATCGCTTCAGGACGCGGGGTAGCTCGCGCTCGCTGATCCGCCCGAGGTCAACGGGCTTCAACTTCTTGAACCGATCCTGGATGCGATCTGAGTCCGGCCGGAAGGTGTAGGCGACGAACACCGGGTTGCCGGCGGCCTCTTCGATGATGCTCTCCAGCGCGTCCAGCTTGGCCGCGTGCAGGTCCGCCCGCTCGTCGGTCTCCGGGTCGAGGAAGGCGAACCCGTTGCAGATTTGCAGGCACTTGTTGGTGGCTGACGCCCGGCTGAACACCTCCACGGCATGCCCTGTGTCCAGCTCCGTGAACATCTGGCGCTCCATCTCATCGTAGGCCTTGCGAGCCTTCGGTGGCAGGGTGACGGTGATGTTGTTGAACAGCACAGGGGGCAGCTCCAGATAATCCTCTGTCGCCATGCGGAGGGTGATGTCCGCAATGCGACGCTCGATCTCGGCTTTCCCTGCGTCCGTGACCTGGTAATTCCAGCCCATGTAATCGGACTCGAAGTACTGCTGGCGGAAGTGAGTGACGTACTCACCGAGGCGCTGGCCGCCGTCCACCGCGAGGAACTGCCCGTGCAGGTCGATGTAGCCGTTGCTCGCCGGGGTGCCGGTCAACCCGGTGCGGTAGGGGATGTGTCGGATGACTGGCTTCCACCCGAACACCTTGATCGTCCGCTCGGTGGGCTCCCCGGCATCCACGGTGCGACGGCCGCCTTTCATGCGCTGGGAGGCGGCGTTCTTCAGCTTGGTGATCTCATCGTACACAACCATCTGGAACGGCAGCGGCCGCCCCTGGTCGATGTAGAACTGGTGAAGCATCTCCGACAACCAGCTCATGTTCTCGTAGTTGCACAGGTAGATGTGCGCCTTGGCAAACAGCGCCCGCTTCCGCCGCTTCTGGTCGCCCATGATGCGGGAGAAGGTCAGGTGCCGGGTATGCTCCCACTTCCGCGCCTCCTTCTCCCACACGGCCTCCATGACGCGCTTGGGGCCGAACACCAGCGCCGCCTGTATCTGTCCCGACCGGAGGCGGTACTCGATGGTGGACAGGGTGATGATTGTCTTGCCCAAACCCATCCCTAACCAAAGTATTGAATGGGGATGAGTTACTTGGTGGACGTGTGCCTTGCGCTGGTACTCGTGCAGCAGGCGTGGACTCAGAAGCCCCATCGGAACACCCCCACATGACCCAGCCACTCCTCCAGCATGCAGTCCACGTCATAGACACCGCGCACCACGGCGGTATCCGCGCCCGCCCCGTGCAGGGTGTTGAGGACGCGGAGCTGGTGGTCGGACAGCACCCCATCGACTGCCTTCACTTCGACAAACAACACCCCATAAAAAGGGATGATGCAGATCCGGTCAGGCACCCCGGCGTGTCCTGGCGAGGTCCACTTGTACGAGATGCCGTTCAGCCCCCGGACGCGCTTGATGAGGTGGCGCTCGACTTTGTTTTCCTTGGCTCCCATGCTCTCAATCTTTCATATAGCGTTTGGTGATGAACCCGCTGGCGCCGAGCCACATATCCCGACACCAACCTGGCTGCGTGGTCATGACGCGCTTCAGGGTCTCCAGATCCTGTTCTGCGGTCTCCTCAGGCACCTCACACACAATCTCGTCATGGACGTGCAGGATGACCGGCAGCCCGGCGGCTTCGGCCCCACGGATGCCATCCCACAGAAGATCCCCCGCGATGGATTGCACCAGGTTCTCCGTCAGCCCGCCTTTGTGCGCATGGATACGGACCCACTGGTTTCGGTCATTCATACCCATATAGGAGAAGTTGGTCACGGTGTCCGGCGGCACCATCAGTCCAGCTTGCACGAGCTGGGCGTCGGTCCACCCGGAGTCCCGGTACTCCTCGCGGGTGTGGGTCGCGGCTTCCGTCATGACGTATTCGGCCCACGGTGCCGCATGAGTCTCTACCGAAGGGAGGTAGTAGCTCAACCAGCGCCCGGACGGAACCTGCACCCGGAGGAATCGGTCATCGCGGGCCACCTGGAGCCGATACCCCGTGACCACCTCCCCGGTCGCAGTGACGTGGCGAACCGCGGTGTCGATCCAATCCCAAAACTCAACGATCTCGGGGTACATCCCCCGGAAGGTGTCAATCGCCCGCTTGGCCTGCTCCTCGGTCATCTTCACCCCCATGCTTTCCGCGTACCGGATCAGGCCACGCCAGCCGAGGAAGTACCCGGCACCCAGCACCGGGGGCTTACTGAACTTCCGCTGCGCCTTGGTGACCTGTTCGTAGGGGACGCCGTAATACTCGGCGGCAAACACCTTGTAGCTGTCCCGGCCCGACCGGAATATCTCATCGATAGTGGAGCACTGCGCCAGCCACCCCAGCACCACTGACTCGATGGAGCTGAAGTCCGCAGCGATCAGCAGCCGTCCTTCCGGGGCACAGATGGCGTGGCGCACCGCGCTCCCGAGCACCTCGGCAACGGGCTTGTCGTACAAGATACGCAGCATGTCCGGCGAGCAGAGTCGGATGGCCTCGGCCACGGTGTTCGCCGCCTCCGGGGTCTCTACCATCGGCCGCTTCAGGTTCTGCATTTGCACCCGGCGGCCCCCTACCCGGTCGGTGCGGGACGCGCCCTTGTACTGAAACATGCCACGCACGCGCCCGTCATCCTGCACACCGTTGAGCATGGCGGTGTATTTCGCCGTGGCCTTGGCCTCCTTCTGGAGCCACAGGTCAATGGCCTCCGCCGCCTCGGAAAAGGGGTCCAGGCCCTCCATGTGCTGAAGGGTGTCCTTGCGGAGATTCGGCAACTCGCGGCCAAGACACCCTTCCAGCCACTCCTTGAAAGGCCCACGGGTCACCCGAGAGAGCCCGGTCAACTGAGCCAGATCGCTCTTGAGGCGCTCCTGCTCCCGGGACCACAGCTCCACGGCGGAGCGTGCCATATCGGTATCCAACGGCACACCCCGGTCGTTGATCTCCTGGTCGATGAACCACTGCTCCCAATCCCACGGTGCCATGAGTGGGAACCTCTTGCAGAAGGCGTGTAGCCCCATCTCGGCCTCCACGTCCTGGCGGCAGTACCCCACGAAATCCCTCCAATCCTCGGGGCGGTTCTCCCAGGTGTACCGGGACGCCTTGTGATTCTTCGGCGCGGGTTTCGAGAACAGGTTGATGAGCCGCGCACCGCGCGGGTCTTTCCCCCGGATACCGACTTGCTCGCACACCGCGTCCAATCCACCGGAGAATCCGAGGTAGTACGACATGACCATGACACACCGCCACCGATGGGGCGGGATGTTGATGCCCATCACGTCACGGGTGATGAGCCGCTCGAACTGCGCATTGAAGGCGTACAGCAGGGTGTCAGGATCGTTGAACGCATTGGCCAACACGTCCGGCATCGGGCCTTTGTGTGGCTCCCACACCTCCACAGGAGCGCCGTCCAGCGACCAACCGAGCATGAGCACCTCGGTCGAAGGATGCGCGGCGTAAGCATGCGCCCCCGCCTTGGTGATGTCACACTCGGAGAATGTTTCGTAATCTAGGTGCAAGATACTCATAGGAAGCTCATCCTTCTCCCCCTCGAAAACACCGACCCCCGGATGCAGGGGGTCGGCGGTTGGTGAATTACTGGAACGCCAGCGGTGCGCCGCCAGGGGGTAGCATGTAGCCCTGCTCGATGAGCATCTGGTCGGTCCAGCCCTGGGCGACCCACTGCTCATACGGCACCCCGTTGGCCTTCTCGGTCATCTGGTGCTGCACGGGCGCAGGGGCCGGAGCCGGAGCTGGAGCCGGAGCTGGAGCTGGAGCCGGAGCCGGAGCCGGAGCAGCAGGGGCCGGAGCCGGAGCTGGAGCCGGAGCTGGAGCTGGAGCCGGAGCCGGAGCCGGAGCAGCAGGGGCCGGGGCTGCGGCGGAGGTAGGGGCGGCGCCCGTCGCCACGCCGGCGAACATCTGCTCGGCGGTGGGCCGGTTGTCAAGGCGACCCAGCGGCCCCTCCTCGCCCGTCACCATGATGCCGTTCAGACCACAACCAACCCCCTTGTTGACCGTCTTGTTGTAGGAGAACAGCCCAACGCTCGCCCACACCATCGCACCGGGGTACGCCTGTGACCCGTCCATCACAGGTTGAAGGTTGGCGTCCACGACCACCGGCTTATCGACGGCCTTGGCGCTCAGGATGTAGTACCCGTGCATGCGCGGATCGTTGGGGAACTCCGTGGCACCGTCCTTCAGCGGCAGCTTGCCGTTGGCCGGGAAGCCGCTCGGAAACCCGTCGGCCTTGACCTGCTCAGTGGCCTGCTGGATGGTGGCCACCTGTGGGTCGTTCTTGGAGACAAGGATGTTGGCCGAATACTTCGGCTCGGAATCCGGCGCGATCTTGCGCGGGGTGAACAGGCGCGGGTAAGACAGGATGCCTTTGACTTTGATTTCCATCAGTCTTCTCCTCACAGGAACGACAGGGTTTCAGTTGCCACTTCAGCGGCAGGTTCAAGGGTCGGGATGTCCCGGAACATGGCGGACACGTCCTTCTCGGTCTTCGGCGTGCCCTTCTTCAGCTTGGGCTTGCCGTCGATGACCGCGATGAACTCCGCCAGGCGCTTCTTCTGCCGCTCGGTGAGCTGAGGCAGAGCCTCGATCTTCGCCGGGGACTTCAACTTGATGTCGAAGGCGTCGGACTTCTTGAGGCCCATGTTGCGGAGCTTCTTCCACATCTCCTCCTCGTTGGCAACCCACTTTCGGGTCACCCGACCCGGGGCCACGATGTAGCCGGGCACACTGCCCCCGGCTTCGATGCGGCGCCGAGCCTCTTTCTCGACCATCTCGTGCAAGTCGGACAGTGCCTTCCATGCGTCGAGAAACTGGCTCAGGGTTTCCGCCGGCACGGTGTCCGGCGCAGTCGCCAGCCGTTCCGCCAGGGAGGCGGTGTCCGGCATGACGACGCTCAGTTGCTTCGTCTGTTCCACGGCTTTCTCCTCGCTCCGTGCGGAGCAGTTCGGTTTGTGGGCGCACCACTGGCAATGCTTCCCCGGCACCAGCGGGGCATCCGGGTCATCCGTTGCGAAGGCGGCGTCCACCAGGGCCATCGCCTCCGCGAAGAAGCACTCGGTGCCCACCTCCCGGTAGCGCACCGGCGGGTTCGTCCGGGGTTGTACGATGGTCAGGCGCACCTTGCGAATCGCACACTCGGCCGCCTCCTGCGCGGTGACCACGCCACGGTGCAGCGGGGCGTTGCCGCCGGGGTGTAGGAACGGCATCAGGTTCCCGAGGGCGTAGGAGACGAGCTGCCGGGTGTCCTCGGACACCCAGCCCCGGCCGTCCTTGTAGTCCACAACCTCCAGCAGTCCCTCGGTGGGGTGAACGCTGACCATGAGCACGTCGCAGGTGCCCCACCAGTCATCGCGCCCGAACCAGTAGCCAGGGTTGACCCGCGCCTCGCTGCCCACCTCGAGGTCTGGTACCTCCTGCTTCCGGCGCTCGATGTAGTCCAGCGCCATCTGCACCCGCTCGGCCCGGTCGTACTCGACCCGCCAGCCTTCGGGGCAGTCCTCGTGACCCTTGCCGATGGTCTGGTGGAGGTAGTGCTTGGCGTCCACCCCCTCGTTGAGACACATCTCCAGCAGCAGGTGCGACCCGGTGCCGTCGATGGCAGCGGCCCCTGCCTCCTGCTCCGGATACTGCGCTTCCTCCCGGATCGAGCCGGGACACACTGGCCAGCGGATATTTGATGGCGACAGTCGTGCGTGGTCACCCATTAGCCCAACCCCCCCACTGCCGTCAGCACTTCACCCAAACGTTCGGCGGGGATCTGGCTGATCCCTGTGACGCCGAACTGCTCCGTGAGCATCCCGCGAATCTTCGCAGCCCCCTCGGCGCCGAGCTGCTGGGCCTTGGCAACCAGAGCGGCGTTCACCTCATCGAACGACGGGGGCTCGACGGCAGGCGCAGCAGGCGCAGCAGGCGCAGCAGGCGCAGCGGGTGCCAGAGCTACAGCGGCCGGTTGCGGCGCGTTCTGGGCCTCGGCGCTGTGTTGCGGGGGACTCGGGGGCGCAGGCATTGCCGGTTGCAGATCTGCCGTCGCTGCCGGAGCGACAGGTGCGGCCACGGGAGTCTCGGGCGCTTGCGGGACAGGTGCAGCCTGTGAGGCAGGTGTCGTCGGCGCAGTGGGTGCCTGTGGTACGGCGGCAGAGGTCTCAGCCACCGCATTGATTGCCGCGGTCAGGGCCGTTACCGCCTGTGTCAGTTTGTCGATCTTCTGTTCAATGCTCATCGGTTATTCCTCGAGGTCTTCGTACAGGGACAGGGCGGCCTCCTGCTCCGGGGTCAGGTGAATGGTAATGCGGCCTTCAGCCGCAGCTTCCATCATCTCCCGCAGGAGGTCGTTCGGGTTCTTCAGGTAGCGGCCTTCCGCCGCCTCCCTGAAAGCCTTCAAGGCCTCCTTCGAGACCTTGAAGGTGTAGGTGGTGTCAAAGGCCATGTGGTCCTCCTCAGATGGCGTTCTCGTCCAGCTTATGGTCGCCGCACCAGTCGGTCCCAAACACGACCGGGTAGCCATCCACCGTGGGTGCGTGCTTGCGGCAACGGCCAATGGGCGCCGTGTTCTTGCTGCCTACCGCCTTCTCTTTCAGCACAAACCACATACAGGTGGAACAACTCATGTTGGCCGAACGATGCTTCCAGGGATCGCGGCTGTCATTCAAAGGATCGCGGCTGTCATTCATTTTTCCAATCTCCGTTTTGCTCAGGTTACGGGCGGAAGCATAACCCCCAAGTCAGAACCACGTCAACCTCAAGGTTAAACTTTCTTCGAGGCTAGTGTTCCCTCAGTTGATTGTGCTAGGATCCGGGGTGGTTTATCCTGATAGACCCACCGGAGGACACCATGAGTGACATCAACACCCTGGCTCGAGACTTGGCCGAGAAGCTGGGAATCCCCATTGAGATGCGAGACGGGCGGCTCTACCTCACCCGAACCTACCATCTATGGGACCCGACGGGAGACTGGTCGCAGATCGGCCGGTTGATCGAGCAGCACCGGATCTCCCTGCACCCGGAAGTCGGCCGATGGGTTGCATCCTGTGGCGTGTACCAGGCGAAGGATGAAGACCCCCGCGTGGCAGTGGTGCGGGTGATCCTGGCGCAAGAGGGGTGAACAAAAAAAAGTGCCCCCGGGGGTCGGGGGCGAGTGAGAGGGGAGACAACCGATGAGGGTTGCCATGTATTCTATATCCAATGTCGAGTTCCTGCAAACGATTTTCGAGGGAGAATACCTTCGCGCCCACACGACCAGCTTCCGAGACGACCCGGCCAACATCGACGGCGAGCGGCGGGGCATCTGCTGGGGCGGTCATCCTTTCGGCCAACGCCCATTGCTGCCGGACAGCAATCAGTATTTCACCATCAGCTTGTTCCGTCCCGACCCCGACACCGGGCGCCAGTACAGACGCAAAGCACTGTTCGAGGCGACCTATGTCATCGTCGCGGATGATGTGAAGGAGAAGCTCCCGGTCGAGCGAGTGAAGCTCCTGCCGCCGCCGACCTACATCCTGGAGACCAGCCCCGGGAGCGAGCAATGGGGGTGGGTGCTGGTCACCCCGGAGACCAACCGCACCCGGGTCGAGAACCTGCTGGACGGGCTGGTAGAGCGCGGCCTGGCCCCGGACGGCAGGGACCCGGGGATGAAGGGCGTCACGCGCTACGTCAGGCTGCCGGAGGGAGTGAACACCAAGACGAACAAGGCGCAGGTGGACTTTATCACCGGCGAGATCGCCTACCCCCGATGCCGCCTGCTGCACTGGTCCCCGTTCGACCGCGTGACGCTGGAGGCCCTGGCCGAGCCATTCGGCATCGACCTTGACGCCAGCCGCCGGGACACCCGTGACAATGGGGCCGACCTGGTACCGGACCACCCGCTGTTGTCGGTGCCCGACCTCATTCAGATCAAGTCGGAGCGCAGCCCCGGGCGGTACGACGTGACCTGTCCCTGGGTGGCCGAGCACACAGGAGCTGCCGACGAC